GCCGCGCCAGAAGCCTTCGACGGCACACTCGACCGTCTTGAGCCCACCCAGCCGCTTCCGCGTGTCGTCGCCGTAGACCGTGTGGTCTTGCGGCTCCGCCCCGTAGTCGAGCGCGATGCCCGACAGATCGCCCGTGAAGTCGTACTGATTCACGTACAGCCGGCGTTGCGTGGCGACGAAATGCGTCATCCGAACCCCGTGCCGTGGACCATGAAGTCATCCACCACCCGCCACGCCCCTTCGTTGCCCAAGTCCTCGTCGAACACGTCGAACCCCGATCCATCTTCGCGCAGCGTGTCCTGCACCACCGTGCCCCCGCTGCTGGCCGTCCACCGATCCAGGGCGGCGCGGACCTGGGTGGCGATCGTGCGGGCCTCGTGATAGCCCAGCGCGTAGGCGGTGAGCTGCACCCGCGCGTGCGTGAGCGGCGAATCCACGCCCATGCAATGATCGACCGTCTCGCTCACGATGCCGAACCCGACGCAGGGATAAGTCACGTCCTGCGCGAGCTGATGCCCGCCGTAGGTCCGCGTCCCCACGAGCGCCGTCAGCCCGGCGTGCGCCGTCAGCCGGTCGTGCACGACGCTGGTCAAGCTCATGTCCGCGCGGCGGCCAGGATGCGCCGCCAGAAGTTGTCGCCCAACCCCTTGAGCACCCGCGCCTGGTTCCGGTCAAAGGCTCGCGCCAGGAAGTGATGCGCCTGGATGAACCCACGGGCGGTCCCCTTCCGGTACTTGCCCTTGCCCCGCAACTCACGCGGCTTCGTGCCCAGCTCTTGAAAGAGGCCGTAGAAGTACCGGCGGCTCGGCCCAATCGCGACGGCCACGAAGCTCTTGCCGCGCCGCATCACGACCGGCTTAATCGACTGCGCCATCTTGTTCGTCCGCTTGGGCGCCCCGCTCCGCGCATCTGCCGCGATGATCTCCGCCTCCGCGAGCACCGCGCGCACCAGGGCTTCCTTCTGCACAGCGGCTCCGGCGCGGGCCAGCGCGGCCTGCAACTCTTTCGCACCCCGGAGGACGGTGGCCATCAGGTCGTCTCTCGCACCGAGAGCTCGAGGAGCCGGTTGCGCTCGTCCATGTTCACGACCCCTTCGATTTGGTAGAGTTGACCGCCCGGGGTCTGGAGGCGCATTTGCGATGTCACCCCCGTGACGTATTCCCCGCGCACCACGCGTGAACGGCGACCTTCCCGCTGGTCCTGGACGAAGCTCTCCGTGGCACTGGCGGTCACGATCTCCGCCCACCACTGCGCCACGAACGTGGCCCAGGTCCTGGTCACGCCGCCCGACGCGTCCTGCGTCTGGGTCGGTGTCTGGATCACCAACGGCGTTCGCCGCGCCCCGGCCCTCATGCGGCCACCGGCCAGGGCAACGCCTCCACCACCGTGCGTGGCAACTGCGCCCACAGGGCTGTCGCGTCCGCCGACGTGAGCGCCGTTCCACCACCACCGCAGCGGTGATAGGCCCAGAGGTTGGTGCCGTTCTTCACATCCACGGCAAAGCCTCCGACGGCCCGCACGTTGAGCAGCGCCGGCATCGCGTCCACCGCAGCCAAGCGGGCGAACCGTGAGTGATCCATGCCCTTGTGCCGCGTGGCGTCCCACAGCGTCCAGTCCAGCGCATCCAAGACCGCCCGCGGGTGGAACGTGCCGCAGCCCGCCGGTTCCGTTTCCCGTCTCCCTGGCCGGTGGCCGCGCCAGTATTTCATGCGCCCGGTCGGCAGGTCGGCAAAGTAGAGATCCTGCAACCCCACCGACGCCCGCCGATGCACCGCGTCCGCCACGGCGTGAGCGACCCGCGCGCAGAAGAAGTCATCGGACCCCATCACGAGCACCCCATCCGATCCGCGTGCCGCCTGGAGCGCGGCGTTGAACTTGGCGCCGAGCGGGGCGTTGGGGTGGGACACGACGCGCGCGCCCGCAGCCCGGGCCAGGTCGGCGTCCAGCGGGTCCGACGCCCCCGCGACACAGTCGAGCGCGATGCCGAGCCGATCCCAGGACTGGCGGAGCCAGGCGGCCCAGCACCAAAAGGCACGGGCCACCGCCCGTCGCTGCCAGACACACGTGACGAGCGTGACCCGTGCCCGGTGCATCGCGTCCCTACGCGACGTAGTCGGCGGTCAGGCCACTCCGCGGGTAGTACGGATCGGCCCGCTCGAAGTAGATCGTGGCTTCCGACGCCGCGTCCGCGAACTCCACCCGCACCCCTACGTGCGTCGCGGTCGGCAGCACTTCGTGGATTTGCTCCACGTCGCATTCGAGCCACGCGTAGTCGCCCGTGGCATCCGGGGTGGCGGCGAAGCTCTGCGCCACCACCACCACCGCGCCGCCGCCGTCGGCGTCGGTGGCCGCGATGATCTGGAACTGATCCACGTCGGACGGCGTCGCGCTGCCCGCGATGAGCAGCCCGGCCTGGAACCGGCGGAACGTCTCGATCGGCAGGCATTCCGCGGACGTCACGGGGTCGAGATCGACCAACGTGAGAGTGCTCGCGCCGGGATCGAAGAACACCATGCGGCGCTCGGCGCGCGCGCGCAGCGAATGGGCGTCGTAGGTAGCTGGCATGTCCTCGGTCTCCTCCGGTTACGCCGCGATCGTGACGATGGGCGACAGGGTCGTGGTGGACTGGTTCGGCGTGAGCGCCGACCGCCACCAGGGCGCTCCGGCGTTTCGCAGCCAGAACTTGAACGCCCGCTCGTGCTCCACGAACCGGACGTGCATCGACTCCGCACTGTTGAGCGGCTGGTAGATCCCTTCGAGGTACTGCGACCAGTCGGCCAGGATCAGGTCGCCCTTGTCGCCCAGCGTCGAGGCGTACTCGGAGAAGAAGATCGGCTGGCCGAGCAGCATGTTCGGCATATCTTCGCCCAGCGAGGACCGAAACAGCCCGTTGGTGCCCGCAAGGGGTGTGGCCCCTTCGGTGTCGAACGCCGCGGAACCGAGCCGGAAGATTTCCCCGAACGTATCGTGATTGGCGATCCAGATCGCGCGACCGTAGCCCCAGCAGCGCGCCCGCATGGCCAGCACATCGGTCCCAAGGATCCGGTTCGACGTGTTGCGCGTGACAGCGATCCCGGCGTCGGCGTTGATGACGCCGATGTACTCTGCGCCGCCCAGACCGCGCAGCTTCTCACGCAGGCCATCGTGGGCGAACTGATCGCGGAGCCCAGAATCGATGATGGCCACGAACGAGATGGGCGAATCGACCAGGATCTCCTCTGTCGCGAAGGCAAGCCCGAACTTGCTCGTCGCCTTGAGCGAGACCAGCTCGAACGTGCCCCGGCTGGACGTCGCGGCAACCGTCTCCGGCTTCCGGGTGACCGTGAACCCGCCCGAGACGCTGGAGGTGTGGTTCTTGTCCACGCGGGCCGGGATCTCGACCGAGACTGATGCCATCGGGATATCCTGCGTGCGGCCCATCGTGGGGTCGCCCTCGAACCCGAGTTGCAGGATGCGGGGGATGAAGCCGGTAGTCCGGAGGAAGCCGCCGTGCGGGTCGGAGTAGCCGCCCTGCTCGTCGCTCCCCGCCGCGGCGAGGAGTGAGGGGTTGAAGTCCCCGGGCATCAGGAAAGCCAAGGCTCCAGCCGCCTGCCGGTCCTCGCGATCCACCACCGCCAGCGGGCGCAGCCGTTCGTCGGCGACGTCCTCACGGCTCCGGGCGCCGGAACTCTCGATGACCGACAGCATGAACTCGCGGGGACCGGCGAAGCCCCGGCGCGGGTCGTCCTCGGCTCGGAGCCGCGTGGCGACGTGCGGCTGGGGATTGCCCGGCGTGGGGCGCGCGGCCGGCGCGGTGCGCTCGAACGCCTCGCGTTCTTTCTCCCGGTCGACCGCTGCGCTGATGCGGGCGGCCTCGGCCTTCAGGCCGTCCCACTCCGCCTTCGCCGCCGCGTGCTCCTCGGCGTCGAGGTCGTGTTCGGCGTGCTGAACGTTGAACGCATCCATCTTGACGAGATGCGCCGCGTGCTGCTGCCGAAGCTGCTCCAGTCGGGTCATCTTCCGCTCCTGGTCAGGAGCGGACGGGTCACAGGCGGGAAATCACGGGAGGGGGAGCCACGCGCAAGCGGGCGGTGCAAGGGCCGGAATCACCACGATTCCGCCACCTGGACCCGCCCGCTACGCTGCGTGACGAGTGACGCCTTCAGTTGTGACGGGCGTGGCCGTGCGACGCACAGCCAAGGCGTCCCGTCTATGCGGCCAAGCTAACCGGCAAGAGTTGCCGCGTCAAGATGGTGCACCACCCACGGGCTATGGCTTTGGATGATGGTCGTTCGGCTCTGGAAGCCCTCGCGGGCCGCGGCCTCGTACAACGTGAACGTGCCGCGGGGGAGCGGGATGCGCTGCGGCCAGTCGTGCGGCCGGGCGACCTGCCAGATCGGGATACCGTGCCGCTGGGCCCACACCGACAGGATCGGCTCCTCGTCGTTCACCGGCTGGATCACCGTGGGCAGGCCGAGCTTGGCGTGGAACGCGAAGGCGCAGCCCCCGAGGTAGTTGATCCAGCGGCCCTGCGGCACCGCGGTGACGTACGCCCCGTTGCCGATCCAGTCCCGCCACCGTCGCGCGTCGGGTTTCAGGATCCGCCCGCACGCCGTCACGATCGCCCGGTCCTCGTAGATCACCAAATTGGCGCGGAGGGTGGCGACGTAGTTGGACGGGTAGAGGAGGTCATCGTCGCACGCGAAGTAGTAACCGTCCCAGTGCCGGCTCCAGTACAGCTTGGCGGAGGACCCCCGGTTGGCGGCGCTCAGAATGTAGTGGCACTCCAGCTCGCGCACGACGGCGGGCACCTCGGGGTAGCCGTTCAAGTACACGCCGAGCTCGTCCACCTGGGGCCGGATCGACCGCAGCATCTGATCGAGCGGTCGGCCGGGCAGGCTGGCGACGGCGGCGAAGGTGCGGGTCATCGCTTATCTCGGCGTCGTTCGACCGCAAGTCGGGCAGAACCACCTGTCGGGGTTCATTGGCGCCAACTGTCCTTTGTGTTGGCAGTCCCGCTGCGTCACCTGTCGCTCCAACTCTCGGAACTCCTCCAGCAGCGGGTCGTAGTCCTCCCAGGGAATCTGAACCTCTGGCGCGAATCGGCCCAGGAGGCCCAGGAGGCCCAGGAGCACGGGCCTGGAGCGGTATTGCCGGCTCCCGTAGTGCTCCCGGATCGTGTCCCTGAACAGCGCGTCGTCAAAGGTCATACGCGTACCTGCTCCGTCTCGACCTCGCGCACCCGCGCCTGCGCTTGCGCCCGTCGTTTGGTCTTGCGGCCCACGATGCTGGCGAGCCGGCCGACGGCTTCCTGGAACGTCCCGACCTTGTCCACCAACTTGGCGCGCTCCGCAGAGACGGCCGGCAGCACCCGCCCTTCCCCGTAGCCGTTGCGGACGTTGGTCTGCGTCTCGCCGCGGAACCGGGCGACGTCGCGCACGAACCACTCATAGATGGCATCCACCCGTGCCTGGTCGAAGTCCAGGCCCTCGGGGGTCAGCGGCTCCCACGGGTTGCCCTCGATCTTGTACTTGCCGGCCGAGATGGCCGTGACCTTGAAGCCCTCCTGCTCCAGGTGCTTGGACATGTCCACGTGCATCATCCAGACGCCGATGGAGCCAGCTTCGCCGGAGGGCGTCACCCACAGCTCCTTCGCCGCGCTGCCGATCCAATAGGCGGCGCTCGCCGCCATGCCGTTGGCCACCGCCAGAATCGGCTTCTGTCCGCGAGCGTTGTAGACCTTCTCCGCGAACTCGGGCACGCCGGGCACGGCGCCGCCGGGCGAGTCGATGTCCAAGAGAATGCCGTCGGTCCGCTTGTCGGCCA